GTCGTATCCGCAAATAATTGAAAAGCGTAAGTTGTTGAGGGATCAGAAGAACCAGAATTATTGCTTGCTATTGCCTGTAAAACGCTATTTATATCAGCCCTGACGTTTGCTCCTGTGGAGTTATCTATAACATAATCGTGTTGTGCCATTTCCTAATCCAAAATTTTCTTTAAGTATATCTTAAACCACTATTAACTACCACGCCCAAAGCCTGTAGCAGCATATTTAAAGTTTCTATTCACATTGTTAGATCCATTCTTTATATCTATATCGAAACCTGTACCAGTGATATTTGACAAAGTGAAGAAATCACCTGACTGTGCATTTTCTATTGTTATACCTATTGAAGGTAAAACAGAGTTAGCAGCAACACTTGTCCCTGATTGACCTGTGAAAAAGCTGTTGCTGAATACTATTGACTTGGTTGAAGTGCCTGACGCAATAAATCCACCACTTGATGCGGCTGCATTACCAAGACTTGTTTCTGTTCTACTTTCTAATTCAGCAAAATATCCTAGTTGGTCTATTTCTATTGATTGGGCTGGGTCAGTCGATAATAAATCACATTTAAATTTAAATCCTCTTCCGATATAAGTACCATTGACAAATTTTTGATATGGTTCAAATTCTGCTGAATATGTAGAATTTCCGCTTGTATTTAAAGAAGTTGCAGATGTTAAAGTAAAAGTATTTGCGTTTGGAACAGTTTGAATAATGTAGTCACCATCAACACCAGTACCAGAAGTGAAGTCAAGAGTTACAAGACTCCCGACACTATAACCATGTGATGTTTTTGTAATTGTAATTGTTGTGCCTGCACCCCCAGAACCATCATTTATTGTATATGTAGCCGATACAGATAAATCAGGGTCAGAATCAGTTGTGGCAACAGATAGGGTAGCGTTCACATCAAAGGCGGTCGCCCCGTCAAAATCTGTCCAAGTATCAACATTTGCTGTCCTTTTATCAATTAAATCATTAGGCAAAAAACCTTGTGTAACAAAATGCCTTCTTAACCTTAATGGTTGTTTTCCTCCTAAATCTAAAGTATTTGCAAACTCATAAGAACCACCAGTAATATCAACAGCACCAATAAAGTCAAAGTCAGCAATAGAATCAAAATCTGGTTCGGAATCTAATGTCGCAAGAGAACCAAGAACAAGCCCATTAACTTCATCAGAGAAAAAACAATCGTCTTTAACACCCTGAAAAGGTGGGCTGTCCAAATCTTCTCTATCTTCTAAAATTGTTAATTTTGGAAAAACATCAGGCTTAGTATTTATATTTTTTATTGATGCGGCATTTGCACTAAGTCGGCCGCCATCGTCTCTAAAAGCAAGTAAATAAGTTCCATTTATAATATTGGGTACAATTGATTCACTAATATTTCCAGAAAGTTCAGGAATAACATCAACTGAATTTGTAAAAGTTGCACCTGTGGTAAGGTTTGAACTTCTTATAACCACGTTTCCACCATGTATAACGTCAACATCTGTTGATTTATCAAAACGTAGTCGTACAAACTGATCTGATAAAGGCTCTATTTGTACATTCTGTACATCTGCTGGTAAAGCCGTTTTTCCTACAGTGGTGAATGTTGTTGTTGCTGGGTTTGTGCTTGGTTTACCTAAAGCGTTATAACTAAAGACTCTTACTTCATAAGTGCCATTTAAAGTTTCAAAGATTGTAAAATCTGATCTTCTAATACGCTCTGATATAAAGTTTTCATTTTGAAATCTATATTGAACCATGTATTCTGTAACACCGCTTACAGGTTGCCATTGAATAAATAATTTACTCACAGCCCTGTTATTCAAAACCACTATCTGCTCTGTTCCCTGCAAACTGCTTGGTGCATCTTTAAGTGCAGTAAGTGTTGTTATTGTTCTTGCTGGCAATGCTGTGCCATCTTCTACAAAAGCATATTTATTAGGATCATGTACGACAGCGACAATTTGGTAATTTAGTAATTCTTGCTCTGTAACAGATACAACTCTAAATGTTTGAAGTTCAACAGATGTATTTTCTATGACCCAAACGCTGTTTGCTTGTGGCACTGAACTAAATGCAGAATCAACAGTTATGGTTGCTCCTGAGACAGAACTTATTGTCTTAGTTTCCAAAGAGCCGTCAGATAAAATGACACTTAAGGTTGCTGATCCTGTTGTTGCTAAATCTGTATTGTTTTGATCGTCAACAATAATTTGTGTTGTAGAAACACCAGTTTTTATACGTCCTCCTCTTCTTACCCCTGCCCTCATAGGATCTGCAATATTAATAACAGTGCCAACCCTGACTATCGTTCCACTTTCTAATGATGCTGTGAATGTAACTGTTTCTGCCTCGTTGTTTTGGGTATATAAAAACCAACGTCCAAGCCTTGCCGCTTGACCTCTTGATGTACAAGCAAAGCCATTTAAGTTTTTAGTTACTATGCCATATTTTGCCTGTAAAGCGGTATCTTCCACAGTCTCATAATCTACCTCTGCTGTTTCCATATCAAAGTAGGAAACATTAACAACAGTGTATTTTGTATCTTTACTTGCACTTGAATAAGAGAAACCAGCTTCAGAAACATTGCTTAAATTGTAGATATAGCTTGGATCTGTAGGTTTATCACAGCTTATATTTACTGCCCCTGCTGAATAAAAAGGCATTGCCCTCATTACAGCAGCAAGATTATTAATAGTATCGTATGCAGCCCTTTGTGAATTAAGAACTACATTGCAAGAAAATCTAGCTTCAGTACCACCAGCCCCATCATCTACTTGCTCGCTTGCATATTGACTAGCAGAGAAAAAGCTAAAAACATCTAAAGATGATTCTGCAATATGATCTCCAAAACCTTTTGAAGTAGTCAATAAATCATACAAAATCCACGCTGGATCATTTGAATATTCTTTATCTGTTTTAAAAGTTCCATTAAATGTACCGCTATAACTTATAGATCCGTCAGCCCTGACAGTTCCATTATGAGGTATTTTTATTTTTGTTCCTCTAATTCTATACATGCGTCTAGGCTGATTTGGAAAAGTTTCAGCATCAAAACGTAAAGCTACATGAGCAAAATTTGCATAGGCTCTTGATTCATTAATTATTTCTGTAAAAGATGACCATTGGAAACTATTTTGTAAAGTTGGCTCTGTACTGTCTGATGTAACTCTGTTAACTCTGATAGTAACAGGAAAGCTAGTGCCAGATGGAAGATTTATTTTATAATCTCGAAAATATGTGCTTGCTGTTCTTCCTTTTACAGTGTCAGATATAACAGTTTTTGTTGTGCCATCATTTTCAATAGTTTGAATATTTAAAATAACTGAAGCTCCATTTATATCTCCGTTATCTTCGAATTTTTGCATTGAAGGAAAACCAAGAGTAACTCTTACAGCATCAATATTTGTATTTGTTATCTGTCTTGAAACAGGCGTATCTTTTGTAACTGTTACACCAACGCTAGTTTCTGATTCTGTCTCTGATATACCAGAAATTGCTGTTTGATCTGAAGTACCAAATCTAGGCTCAAAAGTTATATTCTGAAAGTTAAAATCTTCATCACTTGGACTTGTACCAGCAGCTTGTTGTAAAACCTGTGTAGAGTTAAGAAATACGTCCTTTAATGCTGAAGTGTTGTATTCAGTCGAACCCTTACTACCTGTAGCACTTGGAAACCCCTCTATCTCTCCTGACCCTAATAATTCAATCAGCGTTTGAAACTGTTTTGATTGAAGGGCATCTTTAGGTAGATTCGGCTGTACAACTCCAGCTTCTTCAAGCCTTCTTCTATGAAAAGCAGAATGTCTTCCTCTTATGGACATTAAGTTGTTCCCTCCACCTGTACAGTATCAATACCAGAACTAATTACGACAGAACCAATAAAAACTTCTCCATAAATTATTGGAATCGGAACACCAGCCTGACTTACGTTAGAAATTGACCCAAAACCAAAAGATTGAAATGTAGGATCATTCTGTGAAAAAGTATCAGTAACAGCAGCAGTAGGTATTTCTGGTGTTGGTGTAAGTAATTGGGTTGCTTCGTTAACTAACAAACTTGTGCCAATAGCTGTTAAGCCTCCCCCAATAATCCCTCCAATAGTCGTTCCAAGTACAGCAGTTCCTAAAAGACCAGTTGTAACTCCACTCACAGCAGCCCCACCAA